ATGTATCTTATAAATTAAATGTAACTGGAGGTGAAACAAGAATTGACAGTAATATAATAATAACAGGTTCAATAAATCAAACAGGTTCAACTTCAAATATATTCACAGGAGGTGTAGGAATAGGAGGCACTAATTTTACATCTAATTTATATATTTCAGGAAATAATAGAACAGCAATTATAGGAAATGTAGGAATAGGAACATCAGACAATGTATCTTATAAATTAAATGTAACTGGAGGTGAAACAAGAATTGACAGTAATATAATAATAACAGGTTCAATAAATCAAACAGGTTCAACTTCAAATATATTCACAGGAGGTGTAGGAATAGGAGGAACCAATTTCACATCTAATTTATACATTTCAGGAAATAATAGAACAGCAATTATAGGAAATGTAGGAATAGGAACATCAGACAATATAGCTTATAAATTAAATGTTACTGGAGGTGAAACAAGAATTGATAGTAATATAATAATAACAGGTTCAATAAATCAAACAGGTTCAACTTCAAATATATTCACAGGAGGTGTAGGAATAGGAGGCACTAATTTTACATCTAATTTATATATTTCTGGTAATCGTCAAACAGCAATTTTAGGAAATGTAGGAATAGGAACAACAGACACAGTTAGTTATAGATTAAATATTGGAAATGGAGATACAAATATAGGTTGTAATGTTTTAATAGGAGGTTTTATAAATCAAAATAGTTCTGGTCAATCTAATATATTCTTAGGAGGTGTAGGAATAGGAGGCACTAATTTTACATCAAATTTATATATTTCTGGCAGTAATAGAACAGCAATTTTGGGAAATGTAGGAATAGGCACAACAGATAATGTAGCTTTTAAATTAAATGTTACAGGAGGTGAAACAAATATTGGCAGTAATCTTATTATAGGAGGTTCTTTAAATCAAAATAATTCAGCACAATCTAATATATTTTTAGGTAAAGTTGGGATAGGTACGACAAATCCAAATGGATCAAATTTATATGTATTTGGAACCAGTTTTTTTAATGGTAATACAACATTTGCAGGAACAATATCAGGAGATGCGTCATTATTAAATATTAAATTTGAAAATCAAACAATTTATTCTATTCCTCCTAATGCGTCAACAATAATAAATAATAATTTTACGGTTTCTAATACTCCACAATTAAACGGCAACTATACATTTTCAGCTTCTACAAATAGTTCAAACGCGTATTATGCTTTTGATACAAATAACTCAAATGAATTCTTAATATCAGGTGCATATGATCAATTGAGATATGGTGAATATACCAATAGTGTAAATACTACTAATATTAATGGTCAAAATTACAATGGCGAATGGATACAAATCCAATATGATAAAGGTTTTTGCGCCACATCATTTTCTATTAAAGGTGCTTCAACTAATAATTTCAATCCAGAAATATTTTATATTGTTGGTTCTTTTGATGGTATTAACTGGAATTTAATTAGTTCACAAAATACAATAACAGGATATGTTACAAATACAGTTAAAATTTTTACTTTATATAATGCAAATGCCTATAATTATTATCGTTTAATTGTAAATAAAATCATATCAGGTAGCACTTTAGGAATTTCTGAAATATCTTTTGCAGGAACATTGAACCCGTATTATACAAATAATGATACTTTTAATAATATAATTTACAATACAAATGAAAAACAATTTCCACCACAAAATTATTCAACTATTGAAAGTGAACTTTTTGGGTTTTTAAATGAATTAGGAAATATTGGACCAACATCCTATTATAAAAAAAAATTTACAGTAGCTAATCACGGCAGTTATATTATGTATTATTCAAGTATTAATACTACTCTCACATCAAATTATAATAAAGAATATTTATTTGATTATGATACATCATCTACAATCAATGCAGCTAGATGGGCTGGTGGTAATTATAGCAACGGAACTATGGGTGCTGGATATAGTAATTATTTTATTAAAGATACTAGTTTTTATGGAGATTGGTTAATAATTAAATTTCCTTATCCTATTATTTTAACTAAATTCACAATATGGCAATCTTTAAATAATCTAACTAAAGCCCCGAAGACGTGGAAATGTTATGGTTCTCCAAATGGTGTAATATGGTCTGAAATAACAGAAGCATCAAAATCTACAAGCGATAATGTAATATATAATGCTCAAAATAATTATACAGTAACAATTTCATCAACTGTAGATATTCCTTATTTATATATTGGATGGGTTTTTAATACTTTAGTTGGAAATACATCAAATGACAATTTATTAGAAATAGGAGAATTTCAAATATTTGGCAAAGATGATATAGCAAATTCTTATTCTAATGTATGGAATAAAACAGGTCAAAATATTTATAATACAATAGGAAATGTGGGAATAGGCACAGATAACCCACGAGGCTCTAATTTATATGTTTCTGGCAATCGTCAAATAGCCCTTTTAGGCAATGTAGGAATAGGAACAACGGACACAACAACATTTAAATTAAATATAGTAGGAGGAGATACAAATTTAGGTTGCAATGCCATAGTAGGTAATTCTATAACTATAGGTTGTAATGTTTTAATAGGAGGTTTTATAAATCAAAATAATTCTGGTCAATCTAATATTTTCTTAGGAGGTGTAGGAATAGGAGGAACTAATTTTACATCAAATTTATATGTTTCTGATCGTGCAAGAACAGCAATTATAGGAAATGTAGGAATAGGCACAACAGACAATGTAAATTTTAAATTAAATGTATCTGGAGGTGAAACAAGAATTGGCAGTAATGTAATAATAACAGGTTCTATAAATCAAACAGGCACAACTTCTAATATATTTACAGGAGGTGTAGGCATAGGAGGAACTAATTTTACATCTAATTTATATGTTTCTGATAGTAATAGAACAGCAATTATAGGAAATGTAGGAATAGGCACAACAGACAATGTAAATTTTAAACTAAATGTAACAGGAGGTGAAACAAGAATTGGCAGTAATGTAATAATAACAGGTTCAATAAATCAAACAGGTGCTGCAACATCAAATATATTTTTAGGAGGTGTAGGAATAGGAGGAACCAATTTCACATCAAATTTATATATTTCTGACAACAGTAATAGAACAGCAATTATAGGAAATGTGGGAATAGGCACAACGGACAATGTAAATTTTAAATTAAATGTATCTGGAGGTGAAACAAGAATTGGTAGTAATGTAATAATAACAGGTTCAATAAATCAAACAGGTGCTGCAACATCAAATATATTTTTAGGAGGTGTAGGAATAGGAGGAACCAATTTCACATCAAATTTATATATTTCAGGAAATAATAGAACAGCAATTATAGGAAATGTAGGAATAGGCACATCAGACAATGTAGCTTATAAATTAAATGTTACTGGAGGTGAAACAAGAATTGATAGTAATATAATAATAACAGGTTCAATAAATCAAACAAACTCAGGACAATCTAATATATTCAATGGAGGTGTAGGAATAGGAGGAACCAATTTTGGATCAAATTTATATATTTCTAATAATAGTCGCAATACAGCTATTTTAGGAAATGTGGGAATAGGAACATCAGACACAGTAAATTATAGATTAAATGTTACAGGAGGTGAAACAAGAATTGATAGTAATGTAATAATAACAGGTACAATAAATCAACTAAACTCAGGACAATCAAATATATTCAATGGTAGTGTAGGAATAGGAAGCACTAATTTTACATCAAATTTATATGTTTCTGATCGTGCAAGAACAGCAATTATAGGAAATGTGGGAATAGGCACAACAGACAATGTGAATTTTAAACTAAATGTATCTGGAGGTGAAACAAGAATCGGTAGTAATGTAATAATAACAGGTTCAATAAATCAAACAGGTACAACTTCAAATATATTTACAGGAGGTGTAGGAATAGGAAGCACTAATTTTACATCAAATTTATATGTTTCTGATAGTGCAAGAACAGCAATTATAGGAAATGTGGGAATAGGCACAACAGACAATGTGAATTTTAAACTAAATGTATCTGGAGGTGAAACAAGAATCGGTAGTAATGTAATAATAACAGGTTCAATAAATCAAACAGGTACAACTTCAAATATATTTACAGGAGGTGTAGGCATAGGAGGAACCAATTTCACATCAAATTTATATGTTTCTGATAGTGCAAGAACAGCAATTATAGGAAATGTAGGAATAGGCACAACAGACAATGTAAGTTATAGATTAAATGTAAATGGAAATGCAAATATAAATAATGGGTTTATTTATGCTGATGGATCTCAATTAAATAATTTAAATTTAGAAAATCAAGCTATTTATACTTTTCCACCACCTGCTGCTAGCGCATTTATAACTACCAATAATGTAACATTAAGCAATTTTCCTCCACAGAATGGTTCATATAACTTTACTTCTTCAAAAAGTACAAATGCATTTGTAGCGTTTAATAATAGTACAACAGATGAATTTACAATATCATCTGCATATAGTAATGCAAATGGCTCTTATAGTAATATTGGAACGGTTTACACAAATGTATCAGGATCTAATCACGGAGGAGAATGGATACAGATACAATATGACAAAGGGTTTTGTGCTAAATCTTATTCTATTGTAGGTATAGCTGCAAATAATATAAGATGTCCTAGTACTTTTATTTTAGCAGGTTCAATAAATAGTTCTAATTGGAATTTATTATCATCACAAGTTGGAATAAATAATTATAATACAACAAGTACTAAGACATTTTCAATATATAATTTTACATCTTATAATTATTATCGGTTAATAATTAAAAATACTGTTAGTGATTCTAATTTAGGTATAGCAGAATTTATATTAAGAGGAACAATTAACACACAGTTTGCAAATAATGATAATTTATTAAAGTTACTTTATAATACAAATGAAAAATCGTTTCCTTGTCGATTATACGCTGGAACACCAACGACAGAAGTTCAATTAACTCCAAATACCAGTAACCCTTATGAAATATTTAATGTTAGTCCTTCTAATTGTTATAAACAGACATTTACAGTAACAAGTCAGGGTGATTACACAATTTATTCTTCAACAACGGTAGGTTCAAATGTTAAACAAAATTTATTTGATTATGCATCTACATCTACATCTGCAAGATGGGGTACATCACAATATAATGCCAGTGGTGCATATACAGCAGGGGTTTCATTTATAAAAGATAATTCATATCTTGGAGATTGGTTAATAATAAAGTTTCCTTTTTCAATTTTACTAACTAAATATATTATAACTCAGGCAAGTACAGCAGCTAATGCTCCTAAAACTTGGAAATGTTTTGGTTCAACAAATGGTGTAAATTGGGATGAAATAACAGAAGCTTGTCAATTATCAACAACAATGAGTTATACAACTTCAACTTATACAGTAATTTTACCTAATACTTTTGATATTCCTTATTTGTATATAGGCTGGGTATTTAATACTTTATTAGGTACTACTTCAACACAATTAGAATTTTTAGAATTACAAATATTTGGCAAAGATGATATCGCAAATGCATATTCAAATGTGTGTATTAAAACTGATTCTAATATAGTTATAAATAATATACTAAATATTAGTGAATCAGTAGGAACTGGGGCAGGTCCTAATACTGGTAGTATAATATTAGATCATGCAAATGATGGAGGTGCATCATCAATTATATTTAGAAGTAAAGTTAATAGAGGTAGTGATTATGGTTATATTCAATATAGAGATAATACAGGTAGTGGAGAAAATGCAAAATTAACAATTGGTATACAAAATGATGCCGATGATGATATCGAATTATCTCCATCAGGTCGTGTATATATTTATAGTGCTTTAAATGTTAGTGGTGCTTTAAATCTTAGTAGTACTTTAAATCTTAGTGGTGCTTTAAATCTTAGTGGTGGTGCCTTAACTGTAACTAATGGGGATGGTACTAATACACATTGGAATTATGCTAATACTAGTTTTAATTATATTAGAGGGAATACTACACAAGTTGATACACACATATCAATGGGTGCAACTAAAAGATTAACTTTATCGAGTGATTTATGGCATTATACAACAGACGGTCAATATAGAATGTATTTTGCAGGTAATGGTATGACTTACATAAGAGGATGCGGTGACATACCTTTTAGAATTTTTAATTCAGCTGATGCAAATATATTTAGTGTTACCAGTTCAGGATACCTTTCTGCTGGAGCGGAAATAGGGGCATGGTTTCGTACTGTAGCAAATAATAGTAGAGATTTATTAGGTATACAAATTGAAGATTCGCAAAATGTTAATGCGGGCTATAATTTTGCTACAGTTAAAGTAATACAAGGTACTTTTACTGGATTTCATAGATGTTTTACATCTGATATGTTATTTGATAAAAATAATATATTAAATTTTAAACATAAATATTGTGGTAGATTGGTAATATCAACTGGTAAAATAGCAACTGATATTTCAGATAACGAAAATAATTGGGATATTAAATATGATAAAGACGGAATTACTATAGAAGATGCTTTGCCAATTATTGAATTATCTAGAATAAAAAAAGATAAACGTATATTTGGAGTATTTGGCGACCCAACAAGATCTAATTCAAGACCTGAAAGAATGATAATTAATTCAGTTGGTGAAGGTGGTATTTGGGTATGTAATTCAAATGGCAATATAGAAAATGGTGATTATATAACTTCGAGTAATTATTTAGGCTATGGTGAAAAACAGGATGATGATTTATTACATAATTATACAGTAGCAAAAGCAACAATTAGTTGTAATTTTGAATTAGATACAAATTTATATATTTGTATTGAAATTGAAAATGGTTTAAGAGCTGCATTTATATCTTGTACGTATCATTGTGGTTAAAAAATAAATGAATATAAAAACTACTCGTATAATAATAATTAACCAATGAGGACTATAATTAAGCGTGATAATACATCATCATTATTTGATATTAATAAGATTGATAAGGTTTTGAGAATTGCGTTTAATAATACGAATGTAAATATCGAAGAAACTGATATGATTAAATTATTGGATTATATTAATAAAGAGCTTGACAAGAAGAATACAGATAATTATAAGATTGAAGAGATTCAAGATTTGGTTGAAAATACATTAATGATTTTTAAATATTATGACACAGCCAAACATTATATTAATTATCGTAATGATAAAATGAAAAATCGTAACAATTCGAGTTATTTATCTAAAATTCCGGATGATATCATTACGCCTTGGGGAATGCTTGGGTATATTACTTACAAAAGAACATATGCGAGAAGATTAAACGAAGAAGATGATAATGACGATACGACAGAAGAATTTAGAGATACTATTTTAAGAATTTTGGATGGTTGTCAAAGTCAATTGCACGTTAATTTTACGAACAACGAATTGAAACAAGCTTATAAATATCTTATGAGTTTGAAATGTTCTGTAGCTGGTCGTTTTTTGTGGCAATTAGGAACATCGAATATTTCTAAATTGGGGATTATGAGTTTGCAAAATTGTGCTTTTGTTAAAATTGATGAACCCATAAGACCATTTTTATGGATTTTTGATGTTCTTATGTTAGGTACTGGAGTAGGATTTAACATTCAAAGAGAAAATGTAAATAAATTGCCTCCACTTCTTGACAAAGAGATTGTAATCACTCGTTTGGATACCAAAGATGCTGATTTCATTGTTCCGGATAGTCGAGAAGGTTGGGGATCATTATTTGAAAAGATTTTTGAGGCATATTTTTATAAAGGAAAATCGTTTAGTTATTCAACTGTTTTAATTAGAAGTGCAGGGACTAAAATCAAAGGTTTTGGTGGTATTGCATCAGGTCCTGAAGATTTAGTCAAAGGAATTAAAAATATTCAAGAGATTTTAAATAAACGCAGAGGAACTAAATTGACAGGCGTTGATTGTTTAGATATTGTTAATATCATTGCATCTATTGTAGTAGCAGGTAATGTTAGAAGATGTTTGCCAAAAGGTGCAAAAGTTCATACAAAAAATGGATTAATTAACATCGAAGATATTATTGTAGGCGATGAGGTATTAACAACGCACGGTTATAAAAAAGTTGAAAACAAATTTGTTCAAGGAATTCAAAAAGTTGTATCAATAGTAACAAACAAAGGTAATTTCATTTGTACAAGAAATCACAGAATGGCAATATTAGATAAAAATACTTACACTTGGGTAGAAGCGGAGAATTTAAAGATCAATAACAAACTAATATTAACAAAAACGGCAATTGAGGGAACAGAGAATATTTCGTTGCCTTCGATTGAATTTACAACAAGAAAAGACCGTTTAACAGTACCAAAATTAACACAAAAATTATCTTGGTTTTTTGGATTTTTGATAACAGGTTCTAATTTTGTAAATAAACAAACTCTAAAAATTTCAGTAAGAGATTATCAACAATTGAAAAAGATTTCTAAGATTATCAAAGAATTTGGTGATAATATTTCATTGACCACAACAACCGATAAAGCAAACAATATCTATACAATTGATATTTCATCACAAAATTTTATTAATTATATTAATAATTATATCAAATCAAATACAATTAGTTATTTTATTAATGAAACGACATTAAACAACCGAATTGCATATATTGCTGGTGTTATTGATGGTATGAATAAGAAATTTGAGAATGGAATAGTAACAATCGAATCACTAACTGAAAATTATAATAATGATTTAAATAATTTGATATATTCGACTGGAATGGAATGTAGAAAAAATAAACTAAATCTAGTAATAAACGATACACAATCATTGGAGATTTTAAATAATAATATGCAATTAGATACAACAATCAAAACAAATCCCGAGATTAAGACGAATGTAATTAAAATCAATCAAGTTGATTGTTCTACGACAGAAGTAATAGAAATGAAAACTTTAGATAGTGTAGAAACTTATGATATTGAGGTTGATGATGTTCACGAATTCTTTTGTAATGGCTATTTGACACATAATTCGGCATTGATTTGTTTAGGGGATTATGATGATATCGAATATTTAAATGCTAAACGATGGGATTTGGGAAACATTCCAAATTGGCGATGTATGAGTAATAACTCAGTTGTTTGTAGTGATATCAAAAGCCTACCTGAAGAGTTTTGGGAAGGATATAAAGGCAATGGTGAACCATATGGATTAATCAATTTAGAATTATCAAGACAAATCGGAAGAATTAAAGATGGTTCTAAATATCCTGATCCTGAAGTAGAGGGTTATAATCCGTGTGCAGAACAGTCGCTTGCAAATTACGAGACTTGTTGTTTATCAGAAATTTTTCTGTGCAATATTGAAAATTACGAGGAACTAAAAGAAATAGCTTCAATTTTATATAGAATTTGTAAACATTCATTATTATTGAAATGTCATCAAGAAGAAACAGAAAAAATTGTTCATAAAAATATGAGAATGGGAATTGGCATTACTGGTTATTTGCAAAGTTCGGCAGAACAAAAATCTTGGTTATCTGATTTATATGAATATTTGCGAGAATATGATGTTAATTATTCGCAAAAAATTGGTGTGGGTACATCAGTCAAATTGACAACAGTAAAACCTTCGGGTACATTATCATTATTATCGGGTGTTTGTTCTGGTGCTCATCCGGGTATTTATCAATATTTCATTAGACGGATTAGAATAGGTTCAGCAAATACGCAATTGATTAATTTGGCGAAGAAAAATAATTTTAAAATTGAATATCAGCTTAATTTTGATGGAACGGAAGATAAAAATACACAAATAATTGAATTTCCCTGTAGATATCCAGATGGAACTGTTTTAGCTAAAGATATGACTGCTATAGATCAATTAAATGTTATCAAGGATTTACAGACAAATTGGAGTGATAACTCAGTATCAGTAACTATTTATTATAGATTACACGAATTGGAAGAAATTAAAGAATGGTTAATAACTAATTTTAGAACAAATATTAAAACTTGTAGTTTCTTATTACATAACGAACACGGATTTAAACAGGCACCTTTTGAAGAAATAACGAAAGAAACATATGAAGAAATGATTAAAAAAGTAATACCAATTACCTCAGGAAATATTAATAGTCAATCAGATAATGAATTAACATCCGATTGCGCTGGCGGTGCTTGTCCAGTAAGATAAAAAATAAACAAAAAATTAAAATATTTTATAATAATAAAATGAAGTCACAGGCATTAATAGTAGAAATTTTAGGCACTTTTATTTTCTTATCAATAATATTAAGTGCGGTTGCGGAAAGCTCATATGGACCAATAGCAATAGCTGTAGGTTTATTAGCAGCCATATATTTTGGAGGAAAGATATCAGGAGGGCATTATAATCCGGCTGTAAGTATAATGATGCTTTTCAAGGGTAATATATCATTATCTACTGCAATAGGTTATATAATTGCTCAAATAACCGGTGCATTACTTGCTCTAGTTGTTAATTCCTATTTAATACTATAAATAATACAATTGTTTTATTTTTTTTGTAAAATGAAAAAAAACGGATCATTTTACTTACTCAAATTTATTACATACTGAAAAGGATGTCTACTACCATCAAGAACTGCAATTTCTCTTGCACTTGCAATCGTGACGAATGCGGCTTCAAGCATTATATCGAGAACAAGGATGACAGAGCATTATTCAAGGATTTGTATGATAGTAAGTTTGAAAGGAAAACTCACAATGAAACAGATCCGGAGGGAGTGAGAAATGTGCCTTGCTTCTTCGGTGCGCTTTGCAGCCGTGATGAATGCAACTTCAAGCACTATTGCAATAGCACCTTTCGAAAGGAGATGAATAAGGAGTGGCGAAAGATTGCACGCAAGGAAAATCGTGATCGTGTGTTAGCTGAGATGAAAGCCAAATACAAGATCAGCGATGATGATATGGAGAAGCTGGCAGGTTTGTAAAAACGAAAAAAAGGAACTGAAAATGCTAAAAACCTAGTTTTTTGGCATTTTGTTATTTTCACAAAAAATTGATTTAATATTTATGATGAATAAATAATTATAATGACAGATTTAATTAATAAAAGCCTTGAAGAATTGATAGAATTCTGCAAAACAAACGAAATTAATTATTTAACAAAAGCTAAAAAACCAATGGCTAAGAAGACTATATTGAGTAATCTCAAAAAACAGGGTTTTATAATTGATAGTAATGATGAAGACGATGATTTAAATACAGAAACGACAGATATAGATTTAATAATCAAACGAACTCATAATTATTTATACAAAAGTGCTGGTATTGTTGGTTCAAAAGCTCAAAACGATATTATGAGAGTATTAATATTAAAAATATTCAATATTCTATTATCAAAAAACAACCCATATTTATTATCGGTATTAGATGATGCTAATATTAATGATAAATGCTTATTGGATGAAGAAGACATAAATAAATACAAATCTTATATTTATGATATTTCAGTTTTCTTAAAAGACCATTCAAATATACAAAATGATTGGAATAATTTTATTAAAGAGTTTATGTCACGGTTATTTGATAATATTTATATTCCAGAAGATGCTAATTTTAATACTCCAAATGACTATGATATAACTAGATTAATTAAAATAATTTCTAAATTCAAAATTACAGATGATTTTATTAATGATTTCTTTATGAAAAATGGTGATATTCATGAAAGTTTCCTTAAATATCAGGGTAAGGTCAATTCGAAGGAATTGGGCCAATTCTTTACACCTAGAATTATTATTAAGTCGTTATTAAATGAATGCGGATTTAAGGAAATTATTTTAAATAAGGAGGGTTCAAATTTCAGTTTATGTGATTTGTGTTTAGGAACGGGTGGATTACTGTGTTATACTTATAATTACTGTAAAGATAAAATCAATCCTTCTAAAATTTATGGTTGTGATATTGAAAAAGACACGATTAAATTTGGTAGTGCTTCATTGATGTTGGCAACAAATCAATATAACCCTAATATCATAAGATGTAATGCATTAATAGAAAACCCTTATTTATTCAATAAGGAAGAAGATAAATTTGATATTATAATTATTAATCCACCATTTGGAACGAAGAATAAATACAAAGATTTGAATAAATTATTTGACAATTATAAAAATAGAATAGCTCCAAATAGTGAAATTGAATTCAAGGATATATATCCAATTAGTTCAAATATAGGAACATCATTATTTATTCAATTAATTATTTATTCATTAAAAAAAAATGGTGTAGCATGTGTTATTTTACCGGATGGCGAATTAATGACATCAACAAATAATATGACAATAAGAAAATTTATATTAGACAATTGTCAAATATTAAAAATCGTAAATATTAAAGGTGGTTTATTTACAAATACAGGAATTAAGACGAAGGCATTATTTATAAAAAAATGTAATAACGATAATTATAATCAGGAAATAGAATTTATAGAATTGAATGAAACTGTTAAAATTTTAGGAAATAAAAAATTAAATGATAAACTCCAATTTAGTTTTGAAGAAAACAAAAAAGAACTTACTTATATTAATCCTAATATTGAAATTAAAAAATTAGGTGAAATATTTATATTAAATGGTAATGGTTCTACTAATTCTAAAGATATTACTAATTCTGGTGAATATCCATTTTATAGAGCATCATGTAATAATCCGAGTGGAACACATAGCAATTATGATTTTGATGGTAATGAATATTTATTAATTATTAAATCAGGAGGATGTGCAAATAAACCAATTAGTAATGATTATGGAATTGGTAAAGTATTTATTGTTAATGGTAAATGTGCTGCTAATATTGCAGTATTTCAATTGCTATTAAAAAATGAAGAAATATATAATATTAAATATTTATATTATTATTTAATTCATATTCAATCAAAAATTCAAGAATTAGCATTATATTGCACAAATAATGGAAATATAGATATGAAAGAATTAATGAATTTAGAAATTCATATTCCATCATTAGAATTTCAATCTCAAATAGTTGAATATTTAGATATGATATATGAAAAAATTGTTAAACTCAATAATGAAAAAATAGAAAATATTAAGAATTTGAATAAACAGTATCTTAATATGACTATTCAACGTGATACAAAAAAAGAATTTAAAAAACTCGGCGAGGTTTGTGAAGTTAGCCAAGGAACATATATTAAATCTGATATGAAAATTGATGGTGTATATCCAGTTTATGGAGGTGGTAATATAAGTTACTATATTAATCAATATAATAGAGAAGATGAAATTGTTATTGCAAAAGATGGTATATCATTAGATTGTGTTAGATATATAAAAGATAAATTTTTCTTAAATCATCATGGATGGACATTAACTATTAATGAAAATATTATTAAAAAATATATTTACTATTATTTATACACAAATAATCATATATTATATGATATTGCCCAAGGTAGTGCTCAATTAGGTATTAATAAGGAAAATTTCTATAAATTAGAAATCCCAATTCTAACAATTGAAAAACAGAAAGAACTAGTTGAATATTTAGAATTCAATGATAATCTAATTAAAACTTTAGAACAGGAAATTGAAATTAATAAAAATAAAGCAGAATTATTATTCAAACAAATAATAAATAATCCTTAATTGAACCTCCATAATAATTCCAGAATATATGATTTGGTATTTTAGGGTCTTTGTTATGAAGAAATTCAACAATTTTAATATTATTTTTTTTATTAATATTTTTATTCTTAATAAAATCAATTTTATATTTTTTAATAGCTTCTATGCATTCATCACGACTATAATAAGGACTTGAATTATTTTTATAGGTATCATTAAAATCAAAGTTAGAATAAGATTTAAATAATTCTAATGGTAGATTTAAAGCCTCATTTTCTTTTAAAGAAATGTATTCTAAATATGAATTATAATTATGAATATTATTATTAATTAAATGAGTTATTATTTTTTGTAAATTCCATTTTTCAGAGGAAGGTTCAATATCCCATTTAATAATATTGGCGATTATTTTATATTCTGCTAGTTCTTCAGGGTTAGAAGAAGCAATTGCTGTTTTATTTTTTTGTTCAAGTTTTTGATTATAATACTTGATATTTTTAATATCTAATCCGATATCATAAATCAAATATTGTAATATTTCTTTAATTTTAGAAAATTTAATATAAATATCATCATTATCGGCAGTATTATAAATAGGAATAATAATATCATTGATTTTGAATTTGTTTTTGCCATTATCGTCTAATTTGTCTGATCTTATACCACGACCAATGGATTGAATAATATCTTTATTAGATAATTTAGGATCGCCAAATGAGAGGAAATCAATTTTAAAATTATCGTAGCCCATATTATACATATTAACAATATAGGCAATAGCATTATTGATTTCTTTGTGAAAATCTTGAAAATTCAATAAATATTTATAATTGTCATTTAATTTTTCATAAATTTCTTTATTTATTTTTTCATCACTTATTAAAAGATATGGTTTAATATTAGTTTGACTATTAATGAATTTATCATAATGAGAATCGAATGCGAATTTGGCATTTTTGCAACTATTATGAAAATTCAAGCCAATCGTTTTATTTAATATTTGAAAAGTGTTTAAAATAGTATTAGTATAATAATAATACTTATTTTTTCCATCATCTTCGTCTTGATCTTCAATTTTATCAAATTCCATAATATGAGGTTGTATTGGCGCAAGCCATTTATATTTAATTAAATTTCTTACAGAAATAGGCGAATACAATTCACCAAAGATATTAAAATTATCTTTAACGATATTTTTGTTTGGTGAAGCAGATGTAAATAACCTATAAACAATTCGGTTATTGTCATTAAGATAGAATCGCTTATAATCACAATTGAAATTGTTAACCCAATTTTCTATGGTATAGTGGGCTTCATCAAACCAGATAATAATATTATCAATATCATATTTAATAATTAAATTGTTATAAATTGATTGATATGATTGAATACAACAGCTAATAATATTATAAGATGATTTATTAAAAGTTTTTATTATTTTGTTATAATAATATACATTAAATTTCTTTTTAAGAATTGTTAAATATTTCTTATCAATATTTTGAGAAGAAATATTAATTCTAGGTGTAAATATAATAATGGTATAATAAGGATGAATATTTTTAAGAATGATATTATTTAAGGTATAATAAATAATGGTTGATTTACCTGCACCAGTAGCCAATTCTAAATAGAATTTATGAGTTTTAATCAATGTTTCAATAGCATATTTATCAATAATATTAATTTGATAGTCTCTTAATGTTATTAAATTATTTTCTTTATTGTCATTATTATTTTCATTGTTATTTTCATTTTTATTATCATTTTGATTGTTGATAGTATTTATTTCATCTTTTGACAATTTTCGGGTATTAATGCCAATATCTTTAAAGGTATGAATAAATATGAAATCGAGTAATTCAATGCCTTGATTAGATTTAATAAATTCAGTTCCTCCACCATCATTAATTAAGAATTGTTTAATTTCAATAAATTTGGAAATGTCAATATTAAATTCTATTTTTTCTTGAATAATTTTATTATCATCTAAATATCTTAATCTGGATATAATTTTATCATATTCTTTGAACGAATAAATATAATTATCAGTTTCGAAACATTCATACAAAGCAATATAAATAGATTTGTGAGAATGTTGTTCGCTGATAATTCTATTTTTAGGGTTTTCTGTATAACCGTATTTAAATTTATTTTCACTATTCCAATCTTTATTTTCCTGAATATATAAATATTTCATATCAATGTCTTTAAAACTCTTAATCAATTTTTTATTTAAGGAAATTGCCAACAAACCTTTAAATAAACTTGTATTATAATTATAGTAAAAAAATAAAAAAGTGAATAGATTACTTAACTAAAATTATTACATACTGAAAAGGATGTCTACTACCATCAAGAACTGCAATTTCTCTTGCACTTGCAATCGTGACGAATGCGGCTTCAAGCATTATATTGAGAACAAGGACGACCGAGCATTATTCAAGGATTTGTATGATAGTAAGTTTGAAAGGAAAACTCACAATGAAACAGATCCGGAGGGAGTGCGTAATGCGCCTTGCTTCTTTGCTGCACTTTGCAGCCGCGAGGAATGTAATTTTAAGCATTACTGTAATCACAGCTTTCGAATTGAGATGAATAAGGAGTGGCGAAAAATTGCACGCAAGGAAAATCGTGATCGCGTGTTAGCTGAGATGAAGGCCAAATACAAGATTAGCGAGGAAGATATGGAGAAGCTGGCGAAGTTGTAAAAACGAAAAAAAAGGAACTGAAAATGCTAAAAACCTTAGTTTTTGGCATTTCAAAAAATGATTTTGTTATTTAAGAAAATGGTAATATAACAATAATAAAGATGAAAATTTACACAAAGACAGGAGATCAAGGGGTAACATCATTATTTGACTGTTCTAAAATTTCAAAATCATCAGATTTAATAGATTTGATAGGTGATTTGGATGAATTGAATAGTTTTATTGGATTGATAACAAATACTGAATTATTGCCTGAAATTCAAATTTGGATATTTGATATGAATACGATAATTGCGAATCCGAATCACCAATATTCGTTTGACAGTGATAATGAAGTTTTAACGATATTAGAAACAGAAATTGATAGAATCACCGAAAAATTACCAAAACTAAAAAATTTTATATTACCATCTGGAAATATACACGTTGTTCGTTCAATTTGCAGGAGATGCGAACGCAAATTAGTAGGTTTGATGGATAAATATAATCATATTCCGCCACAATGTGTGAAATTTTTAAATAGATTGAGTGATTATTTCTTTACATTGGCAAGATATGATAATACAGATAATGAAGTCATTTATAGAAAGAGTTCAATATTGAAAAAAATAGAAGTTTAAGACAATAATTCGATTTGTTCTTTTTCAGTCAATTTTGTTTTGCCTGTATAAACATATGCTAATTTTTCTTTGATAAGGATAGCTGAAAAACTATCTGTATCATCAGGTTTAGAATAAATATCAGCTAAAACCCTGCCATATTTATCAAAATCGTAACATTTAATATAAACTTGATAGCAATTAGAATTTAATTCGTTTTTAATAATTTTTTTATCAACATTGTCAATAGTTTTGCCTGTAATTAAATTATAAATTCGTTTCTTTGCATCCAATCCTAATTTTTTGTTTTCTTCACATTTGCTACGCGTTTCGCAAGTGTCAATATTATTCAATCTAACAATAATTTTGAAATATTCATCTTTATATTTAATAATAGTTTTAATGGTATCACCATCAGTAATATCAATAACTCTTGACATACAATTCAAGCCATCAAAACTAAAATAAGTGGTATTATCATCATTATATTTCTCCATATTTATTTAAATTATCTATAATAATTCTTAAATCCTTCCATATTTCTAAAAGTAGCAGGGGGATTTAAAGGATTTAAGGGAATTGGTGTAGTAGGTATAAAAATAGGATCTTCAGATTTATATTTTTGAAAGTTGTTTTTAATTTTGATATTACCGGGCATTGTTTCACTATCATCTGTATAAGTAGCAGAACGAACAAAAGGTCTGTTGTTATTTTTGACTCTAATAATAAAATCAATATATTCTGAAATTAGTTTATCTTCATTTTCAGGATTTTTATTTATTAATTCTTGAGTATAATCGAAAGTTTTATTTAAAAAAGATGTTTCCATATTCTATAAAATATATTTATATTTTTATTACAGTGCATATTTTGACATATTAACTAAAAATTTAGCACTTTCGCTATAGGTTGAAGGTTGTTGTTGTCGTTTATGGTTAATATTATCATAATCAGTGCCATATTTTTGGAAATTATTATAAATTGCTATTTCGAGAGGACTTTTTAACATACTTCCAAGATGGCTATTTTCATCATAAGTAATGCCTGCATTATTATTATTATAATCATTAATTTTAACAACTAGATCGACATAATCATTAATAATTTTATCTTTGTCAGCTGGTGTTTGGGTTATTAAATTGCGTGCATTTTTATATGCATTGATTAATTCTGGTGTTGCCATTATATCTAATATAATAACATCTTTTTTTGCAGTTCGGTTAAATTTAAACCAGGATAGGAATTATAAATAGGTGATTGTAAATTTGGGTTATTATTAGAAACTTCAAAAATTAATAATTGGTTATTAGTAATATAATTATATAATGCATTAGAAACTAAATTAATTTCAACATCAGTTAAATGACTATCCCAAATTATAACATAACTCATAGCCCATTCACTATTTTGAGAAGTATCAGAATTTTTATTAATATTAATAGTCAATGTATTTGGAGTTTTTTTAGAATTAAGATATTCAGAACTGATATTCAATCCACAACTGTTATTATTAATAATAACATTATCAGGTGAATTAGTATTTTTGGCACAAGTAATAACCCAAGAATTTATAGGATTAGTTGAAGGAACATATTTAGCAAATTCGTAATTATCATATTCAATAACACCAATTTTATTTTTATAGTGTCCGTGATAAAACTGATAACTATTATCAAAAGATTGTAGAATTTTATTATTATAATCTTTGTTAGTAGAAGTATATTTAGTAATAGAACAAATCGTAAAATTAGAGTTAATAGAATTATCAGGAAATTTGAGATAACTATCTAAACCGCCATAAATACTGTTATTATCAAATTTAATATTTTTCATATCAGTTATATTTCTTGCTGTATTGCCAAGAAGATTTGGTAAAATATTTAGTTCTCTGTTATAGGTAGGTGGAAAATATATAGCCCACGGTGTTCTAACATTAAGAGGAGTTAAATTATTACTTATAAAAGGAGGAGGTTTATAAAGTCTTTCAACACAAGATGGAAGATTACGAGGATAATTATTATATAGAATCATATCATTATCTGCAGGATTTATAAGATAAGCAATCATAGATGAATAAATAAAATTTAAAATATTTTCAGGTAATGCAACATTCCAAACAAATAGATGAGATAAAGCCCAATCACTATTTAAGGAAGATTTAGAAGAATTGTTAATATTCAATTTGCCTATAACTGCTTGAATATCAACATAATTATATTTATTAAAATTGCTATCATTGTTACCGATATAAGTAATGCCTTTATTTTCATTTTCAATGGTACTATCATAAGAAATGCAAGTTACAACCCATTGATTATTTAAATTAGTTTTAGCACTATAATTATTGGAAGTGGAAGAATTAACAAATTGAACAACTCCAGCTGTTTTATTATTATGACCAAATGAAGATATAATATTATTTGGATTTACGATATTAAGAACCGTATTATTATTATTACCATTATATTTGGATAAAACACAAATAGAATAACGGGGAAATTTAATAATATCAGGGAAATTAATGAAACTATCTATATTACCATAGATATAAGGAATCGTTTTACGATTTACGATATCTTCATTATAAAAAACATTATTAAAATTGGTTGTATCAATATCATAATTTGAATCATTGATAGCTCTTATTTTAGAAACTTGATTTTTTGTTCTACAAACATCAAAAGCTCTGAACCCAGTAATAAAATTATTATTATTAAATATTGCATTCATTATTATTACTTTAATAATTAACCTATAGTTTTTTTTTATTTATTTTGATTAGCCGTATTTGCATCAAGATAACGAGGGAAATTTTCGAATACATTAACACAACTATCGTATATTTGGCGATCAATTAAACTAATGTTTTCTTTATTAGCCTTAAAATCTATTCTATTATTATTTGCATAATTGCGTTTGCATACTTCATACATTTTACAATCATCTGTATTAGCATTTACGCCGGCATCTCCGTCACATTTACACCACAAATAAGATTGATCACCAACATTTTTGCTTGTAATAGGTACATTAATCATATTTTCAGAGAATGAACTTAATTGAGGTGTAGGCATTTTATTAACTAAACTACAAATAGCACTTTTACTAGCAGAATTTGCAACACTATCTTGAGCAGCATTTAAAACACTAGTTGTAGGAACAGTTTGAACAACACCATTATTATTTAAGTTATTTTCAAGGTTTGCTACTTTTGTTAAAATATTTTGAACTTCAGGGTGATTTATATCTACATTAGTATTGGGATTGGCATTGGGATTGGGATTGGCAGGCAAAGGTGTTGGACTGACATTAGTTAAAATAGAAGGTGATGAAGTTTTAATATCGGCAATTTTAGCAACTATTTTATCAGTTTCTTGTTGAATAAAATTGGATTTTACATTAAGAACTTTAACTTTATCATCGATTGTTAAAGAAGACATATCAAAAAGAATATTTTCACCTGTTTTTAAATAATTTAATAAGGTATCTGATACTATTTTTAAGGCATTGTCACTTAAAACAGTATCCCAAATAATAACATAACTTAAAGCAAAATCAGATACTTCGTTAATAATGCTTGAATTATCAATTTTGTTTATAGATAATTTTAATCCACCAACACCACCAATTTTAATACCGGATGGAGCACCATTAATTAAAATATTAGTTGGAACTTCTCCGCCACTCGTTGCACAAGTAACAACCCAATCGTTAATATTGCCTGAAATAGTTAAAGAATTATCAGTTTTATATTCATTATTATAATAAACTACGCCTCTTTTACTTGATTGATGTCCGTGAACCCAATCATTTGATGGTGATGCATCTTTAGCTGTTAAAATTCTTTTATTATTTATATTACCGGTATATCGAGTTATAGAACAAATAGTATAATTAGTTGGAATGCTATTTTGACCCCATTCAATAGTTGTGTTTATAGTTCCTGATATTGATTTAACATTATTGACAGCACCAAAACCAGAATTATTATTTTTGAGTATTTGTCCGGTAATAATTGCATTTCTATTATCTCTATTGAATAGATCTAATAATTTATTATCTGGTGAAACATTATCAGCAAAATATATACCCCAAGGTTTATAGGTTTCTATTAATGCTACAAAATCAACAATTGAAGTAGCTACAGGAGTTGCAGGAGTTGCAGGAGTTGCAGGAGTTGCAGGAGTTGCAGGAGTAGTTGGAGTTATTGGAGTTGCTGGAGTAGTTGCAGGAGTTGTTGGAGTTGCAGGAGTTGCTGGAGTTGTTGGAGTAGTTTCTGAAGTGGTTGTTGTAGCAGGTTTATTCATTTGATCATAGAAATCTTTAAGAATTTTTTGATAATCAGTTGCAGGATCATATTTTGGAGTTGTTCCATCGGTAAATTTTTCTATATTGTTGCTGAAGTATAAAGCAATAATTGTAATTAAAATAATTAGTATAACTATTACAATAACAGAAAGTTTTATCATTTTCTATATATAAGAAATAAAAATTGATATTAAAGTTTTGAGTATTTAAAACATAATGAAACTTTGTTATTTGTTTGTGTTGTTTATATTGTTTTATGTTGTATATATTTTAACATATGCATTGTTTACTGTTTTATCAAATTATTATAAACATTTATACACTTCATTTATATCATTCTTAATAATAATAACACTAATAGATAGTTATTCTATTATAAATGAATTAAATATTATTAAACTAGAGAATGAAGAATTGCATAAATTGTTAAATTTTCATTTGATAGAACAAAAGCGAATGCAGAAATTAATAAATATATTTAAAACAAAAGCAAATTTTTATTAATAACAGTATGAAAAATATTTTAATAACTGGAGGATATGGATTTATAGCATCTAATTTTTTGGTTTATTTAGTCAAAAAATATAAAGATATAAATTTTTATAATTATGACAAATTATTATATTGTTCAAATAAAGACAATGTGAAAGAAATTGAGGATGAACCAAATTTTAATTCAACGATAAATGAACTTCAAAATAAAGAATTCTTATTATCATATTTGACAACTAATAATATAGATACAATAATTCACTTTGCAGCACAAACACACGTTGAATATAGTTTTAACAATTCGTTAGATTATACAAATGATAATATTTATGGAACACATATATTATTGGAATGTTGCAGAATATATGGAAAAATAGAAAAATTCATTCATATGAGCACAGACGAGGTTTATGGAGAATCATTATTTGACGATACAATAAAAAAGGATGAAAATAGCATATTATATCCTACAAATCCTTATGCGGCAACAAAAGCAGCAGCAGAAATGTTAGTAATTTCTTATTACAAATCCTTTAAATTGCCGATAATAATAATAAGAAGTAATAATATTTATGGTCCTAAGCAATATAACGATAAAGTAATACCAAAATTTATATCACAATTATTAAATGATGAAAAGGTTACAATACAAGGAACAGGAGATTGTATTAGATCATTTTTATATATTGATGATCTAATAAATTGTTTAGAGTTAATAATGATGAATGGGAAAACAGGAGAAATATACAATATTGGATTAGGAGAAGAAATTTCTATAATAGATTTGGCAAAAAAACTAATCAAAATGGTTAAAAACACTGATAAATATGATTCTTATATTTCGTATATAAAAGATCGCGAATTCAACGATCGTAGATATTATATTTCAGATGATAAGATAAGATTATTGGGATGGAACAGAAAAATAACATTGCACGAAGGATTAGAGAAAACAATTAACTGGTATATTAATAACAGATGAAGGTTTTTTTGATATTACCGATGCATTTATTTGAATATAATAAATATTTGAATGAAATGGATATGATTTACATTATAGAAGATTTCAGTAGTAATTATCAGCATAAACAAAAATTGATGTTGCATAGGGCATCAATGAAGTATTATTATGATAAAATAAGTAAAAATTATAAAAATGTTATATATATAGATTATTCAAAAATTAATTATGATAAAATATGTTTGGGAAATGATATATATTTATTTGATCCTATTGACAAGCCTATAATAAAAAAATTGGCAAAATATAATGTCAAAATAATAGATACACCGGCATTTATAGAAACAAGACAAGATTTGGAAAACTATAGAAACAAGTTAACAAATAAAAAGAATTATTATCACGATAGAAGTTTTTATAAATGGATGAGAAAGAAATTAAATCTTTTAATGGACGGGGATAAACCAATAGGAGACCAATGGAGTTATGACAAAGAAAATAGAAATCCTTTTAGTAAGGATTACAAAGAAGAAAAAATAAAGACATATACAAATGAATATATAACAGAGGCAAGAGAATATGTAAATAAGAATTTTAAAAATAATTTTGGAAATACTGACAATTTTTATTATCCTATTACACACGAAGAAACAAAAGAACATTTAAAGAAATTTATAATAAAACGGTTTGAAACATTTGGTAAATATCAAGATGCAATATCAAAAAAGGTAGTATTTGGGTCTCATTCTGTTTTATCACCTATGTTAAATATTGGTTTGATAACGCCTATGACAATAATAACAGAAGTTATGAATTATTATAGAAAAAATACAAATACATTAGTATCAACAGAGGCGTTTATTCGGCAATTAATAGGTTGGCGAAGTTATGTCAGATTTATTTATATATATCACGGTGAAGAAATAATGAAAATGAATTATTTAAATCATCACAATAAGCTTCCTAAATCGTGGTATACAGAAACTGGAAATTTTCCGATAATAAATGATATGATTATTAAGGTAAAAGAATATGCTTATTTGCATCACATTGAACGACTAATGATAATGGGAAATCTTGCATTATTATTACAAATAGAACCTAATGAAATATACAAATGGTTTATGACTTGTTTTATAGATGCATATGAATGGGTTATGGTGCCTAATGTATATGGGATGTCCCAATATTCATTAAAAACGATAAGTATGATGACACGGCCATATATATCATCATCAAATTATATTAAAAAGATGAGTGATTATAAAAATGAACCTTGGTTTAAATTATGGGATGCTTTATATTGGTATTTTTTAATAACTCATAGTGAAATTTTAAATAAAATATATGCATTTAAGGCTCAAATAAATTTACTCAAAAAAATGGATGAAGATAAGAAAGAAAATTATATAAAGCTAGCAAAAACTTTTGTATAAATATAATAAATTATGAAATTTTTAATAAACCTAATACCTATAATTGTAGGGTTATCAGTTGGATTTTTTTACAAAACCTGAATTAATAACTAATGAAGAGATATTTATAATAATAGCTTGATCTATATTAATTTTATTTGCAGGAATATCTTATGTTATTTTGGACTCAAATATTAAATAATATGTATAAATATAATAAATTATGAAATTTTTAATAATATTTATGCCTATAATTATAGGATTTTTAATCGGATTTTTTACGAAACCTGATAAATGGTATGAGAAATTGAAGAAACCGGAATTGATGCCTAAAGGATATGTGTTTTCAATAGCTTGGTCTATATTATATTTATTAATAGGTATATCTTATTATTTGGCGTTAAAAGATAAAGCGTTTGTTTATTGGATAATACCTATAATTCATTTATTAATAAATTTTAGTTATACACCAATAATATTTAAATATCATAAATTGTTAGAATCTGCTATTGTTGTCTTATTGACATTAATAACACTTATAATTGTTATGATATTATTTTATAATTATAAGAAATATATATCAGTAGTTTTGTTGATACCATATTTATTATGGTTATTATTTGCTAATTATTTAGGTTGGTCAGTATATACCTTAAATAAAAATTGATTTTTGTAAAAACAATTATTTTTATGTTGGATTTAATATTATTCATATTAAATTTATTGGTATTATCTATTATTAATATAATAAAAACAATACCTAAAATACTAATAATGTCGATAATATCAATAATAATAAATATAACAATATTTGCTGTTATTGCACAAATAAATTCCTTTATATATATAAAGGAATTTATTGGTATAACAAATGCGTAGTATTATTAAATCTGATAAAACATTTAAACCGCAAAAAAAATTGTCAATAAGCCCTGTTTTGACTTATATTAATGATGATTTAAGGAAATCAAATCAAGCACCACCTAAATTGCGTAAAAGCAATCATATAGTAAATGAGTATTTAAATGATAATGATAGTGATTATGAATACTATTAAAATAAAAAAAATGATTTTGATTTATATTAAAAAAATAATTATAAAAAAAGATGCATCGTAATTATAAATCCGAACGATTCACAAGTAATAAAATTGGCGATAACAACAAAAACAAAAACAAGAAAGATGATGAAAATAAAAATACAAAAAAAAGTAATAAATACAGTTATAAATTTTATGAGTTATTTTAAAAACAATCTAGATGCCTTTTCATTATTTAACAGTATTTTAGCATCATTTTGTTTTATTCGTTGTAATCTTTCATATTCTTCTTTTTCTTCTTGGATTTTTTTTAATTCAAAGTATTTTTTTTCTTTATCTGTCAAACCTTTGTTAAATGTCTTATTTCTATATAATTGATATTCTTCTACATTTTTAAAATTCTTAATATTAAATGTATCTTCATCAACTAACCGTGTGTTAGAATGTGCTAATTTATAATCAGAGAATATTAGATTATTTTTGCCACTTTTTTCTACACTGCTGCTATAATCATCTGGTTTTTTTCCTCCTATTTCTGTATAATTCATTGTTTTTGCTAAAACAATAGGTTCAGGATCTTTATATTTGATTATTTGACTTTTTGGCGGTGGTGTAGTATGTTTAACAAAAATAGAATTAAATGATTGATTATTAAATTTATTATTTTGAAATAAATTAGATGTTATTTCACTCAAATCTTCTCTAGTATTAGAACTTTCTGTCATAATATCACCATAACCAAAATCTGTTTCTTCATCTGTTAAACGACACATCTCAAATTTTTTATTAAATTTTTCATTAAAATTTTCACCAGATATCTCGGGTGGTGGTGTACTATCTTCTTTAGAATAAAATTCTTTAGCCTGTTTTTTCAATTCTAAATAAGATTTATTTTCAGCCCTTGATTTATATTCTTCAGCTAATGCTTTAAAACTGTCAGTAACAAAATTAAAAATAATTCTATTTCCTCCTTCTTTGTCTGGATGTGTTAATAATGCAGTTGTTTTATAAGCAGTTTTTAATTCTTCCCAAGTAAAATTTCTAGGAACTTCTAAAACTTCATATGGATCTAATAAACTCAAATTAATTTTCGAAAAATCATAATTTTTATTTTGTTTAACAACGGCTCTATAATATTGTTGATATGTATATTGCCTGGTTGAATTATTTCCCATTATTAATTTATAATACAAAATATAATGGTTTATATTAACTCAACAAAATAAGAATTGTCTACAATTAGGGCAAGTATTATTGTTTTTGTGTTTTATATATTTATAATAACATAAATTGTGAAAATAATGATTGCATTTAGTTATATGAAGATTTTTATTATCGATAGAATCTAAGCATATGCTACAAATATTAGCTTCTTTAGACAATAAATATACATCACTGTAATTATAATATGCTGCGTGAATTTTATAATAGATAATATCATATAAATAAGGAAACGCCAATTCTCTATAAAAATTAACTTCACTTGATAAATCTAATATTAAATGTGATTTTTTAATAGCTTCATACAAACTGCTTTTAGAATAGGTGTTAATGATTGATAGACAATTATTGATATCATAAGTATCAATAATATTGCACGATTTTTTATAAGTTTCTTTTTCTATTTTTCGTTTAATAGATTGATATTTTTGACATTTAGAATTTTTGAGTTTTTCCACAATAGTTTTAATTTCATCTATTTTACATCCTTTAATTCTAATCGAAGCCATTTTATGAAAGACAAAAATATATATAAATATTTGTCATTTTTTTATTGTAAATTTTTTAGCATCAATAATTGGTTGTATGGATCTCCGGAAGGTTTTAATTGTTTAATAAATCCATTAGTTTCGGCAATTTTGATCATAGCTAAATTTTCATATCTAGTCATTAGTGTTATATGTTTAATATTTTCAGGACATTTTGCAATAGCATATTTAAATAATTTTGTGCCTAAACCATACTTCTGATATTTATCATCAATATACATTTCTTGAATATAAAATGTATCAATTTTCGAATATTCTTCTAATTGAAATCTTCTTTTGAAATCAACTATAACAAATCCTGCTAAATTATTATTATCAAATATGCCAAACATACAATTTTTTAATATAAAATCTTCAATATACTCAACATCTTTCTTATCCTCATTTATAAATTCCTTAAATTTTATATATAAATTAATAGCATTTGTTTGATCATCAGATATTAACATTCTAATTATATATCCATCAATAGTTTCCTTACTGTTTGTTATAAGTTCCTTAAGTCTATGTTGTTCTTTTGTAAGATCATTGTTTATATTAATATTAGTTTGAGTATTAAAATTAATAATCTTATCATTGATATTACCATTGACAATAGCATTGGAGATAATATCATAATATTGATTAATATTATTTGCACCATATTTATTTATAAATTTTGTTAAAGCAATATTTAATGTTTGATTTTTTGATAATAATTTACTCCAATGTAAAAGATTATTTTTATTAACATTAATATTTGTAATACAACAATAGAATTGTATTTCTGACATTTTTAATAACAAAAACCCAAAAATGACAAAATCATTTTTTTTACAAATTTGCTCTGCAATTTGGACAAGATTTGCCGTTATGCTTAACCCATTTTAAATGGCATTTAATGTGAAATTTATGATTGCAACTGGTCATATGAAGTTCGCGATAATCTGTTATTTTATCTAAACAAATGCTGCACTCATTAGAATCTTCTTTACTGTAGTAATATAGATTCTTAATTTTAGTATAAATAATTTCGGAAATATAAGATTGAATAATTTCTCTGTAAAATTTTGTTTCATTGCTCAAATCAATTGATTTCATTTTGTATTTGCGCATTAAATCGAATATATTGCCTTTGAGATGATTAATAATAATAGTTTTACAGTATTTGATATCATAATTAGAAATTATTTGACGAGTTTTGAATTCTGCTTCAGTTTTGATAATGTTTTCAATATGTTCTTCACTTTGGGTTCGATGAAATCTTTCAATATTTTTAACGATCTTTTGAATATCACCACATTTGCAGCCTTTGATTCTAATAGAAGTCATTTGAATGTTGAAAGAAGCTAATCTTATGATTTTTTTATAAAAACTTTAAAAATCATTTTTTATAATTATTACAAATAAAATTATGCCAATCCAATATAATGCGAAAAAGTAGATTTAACACCAAAGAAATAATGAATAATTGTGCCTAATCCTAACATACCAATAAAAATAACTGTAAGAGATATGAAATATTGGGCTGTAGTTCTTTTATAATTGACTTTAGCATTTACCCACATATAATAATGTAATATAAGGACAGCGATAAAAGTTACAACATAATCAAATATAGCTAAATTAAAAATTCTGTATTTTCGTAAATTTACCATATATAAATATAAATATTTAATATTAAGCAAATGACATTTAAATTATATGATATTTTAGAAATTAGTAGAGACGCATCACAAGAAGACATTAAAAAAAGTTATAAGAAATTAGCATTGCAATTTCATCCAGATAAGAATAAAGGAGATAAAGATGCTGAATTAAAATTTAAAGAAATTTCTAATGCATATTCAATATTATCAAATCCTGAGTCAAAAGAGCGATATGACCATTTAGGAGACGAAAATTTTAATAATGATAATAACGGAAATCAACAAGAAGCAAATATGGATGAATTATTTCAGCATTTATTTGGATCAAGACGAGGTGGTTTTAATCCTTTTGGAGATTTCGGAGATTTTGGTTCAGGAGGTCATAATAATAGATGTAATAATATAATTAAACACTATAATATAACATTGGAAGATATATATAATGGTATAGTAAAAACAATAAAAATAACATTAAAGAAATATTGCACAAAATGTTTCACAACTTGTGGTGTTTGCAATGGAACAGGAATGAGACAACAAATAATGCAAGTTGGACCAATGACACAAATTTTTAATATGACTTGTAATAAATGCAATGGATCTAAAATTATGAATAAAAATAATAAGGATTGTAAGGAATGTAAAGGAACGGGTACATTTGATGTAGAACAAAATGCCTTTTTAAATATGCCAAAGGGTTTTGATTCAAATCACACGATTTTTGAGGGATTCGGTGAACAACCGCAAATAGCAGGGCAGAAACCTGGAAATTTGATTTTTGAATTTAGATTAATGCCCCATTCATTATTTTCAAAACAAGGAAATGATTTGTATTATAAACATACATTAACATTAACGGAAAGTATAATTGGTAAGATGATAACAATTGAATATTTTGGAGAACAAATTAAGATTAATACCAATCAATTTGGCATAATAAATCCGTCAAAACAATATATATTGAAAAATAGGGGATTACCTATTTACAATACACAAAAAAAAGGTAATATGGTAATTGAATTTAATATAACATATCCTCAATTAAATACATCTGAATTAGAAAATTTAACTGCTGTTTTAAATAAGGCATTTTCATATTAAGCAGCAGGAAATATTATATTGTCTCTATTATTTTTATAAAAATCAGTTAAGAAGTCGTCACCACTGTAATAAACTCTTTTATTGTCCTCCGAATTATAGAATTTATCACACATACAATATTTATTAACTGTTTCAACTTTATCTGTTTCACCATTATAAGCTCTAACTTTAAAGGTATTTGGAACATTACCGGGAGGGCAGGAACAATCGATAGAAACGTTATGTTTGGTTGTATTGTCATATTTAATTTTATAAAGTTTAGTTTGATCGTATAAAGCATACATACTATAAAGACCGCCACCGCTATTGAGATTAATTTTGCATCTATTTATTTTTGCAATGCTTCTGTTTATGGAATGCCAATAAAATATGTATATGATTAAACAAATAATAAGAATGAAGGATAAATTAAGCAATAATTCAAAACGGGTAAAACCTTTAGTAAGAACATTATTAATAGCAGTAATCATATTTAATAATTTAAATTATTTTTTTTATTCGGATGCAGATATATAAGTAGGTAGTGCATTAAGATTGCATTTTACATTGTTTTTCATATCACCTATACTATTTTTAGCTAAATCCATAAAACTCATATCAGGTGTTGTAATATTAGCATTATTACTGATACAAATGCTAATATCGTTATCGACATTATGTTTTTCGGATGCTTTATTATTGTTTTGCATATTTTCAATAATGAATGCAAATCTATCGATATTTAGATGAGGATTAAAAAGTTTGATAAGTTCATAAAAATTATTTTTATAAAGTCCAAAATAGTTTAATATATATTTATTTTTAAAATTTTCTTTATTTGATTTACTTCCCATAATAATATCAAGAGCTCTATCAAATATATTAATAACACCCTTTTCTTGTAATTGCGGGAGTGGTGGAATTTTTAACAATAATTCTCTGATAGGTATAAATAATGTTAAAATACTTGTAGGAGGTATAATAGTAATAATAATTAAATAAATAATATACATTATTATGAAAAAAATACTTATTATTAGAAATATCATTTTAGTTCTATTTGGAAGAGTTCCAGTAAAAAACACATAGACTTTCCTAAAATCATCTATTATAAGACCTGGTTTATGACCAAAAATAATATAATAAATTGGAAATAATGCAACTACCCCTAAAATACCTAAAATAACTAAAAATATATAACTTCTAAAGAATAATATCATACCATCAATAATATCCATTTATTGTGTTATACTTGTTTTAAGATAAGATTTTATAGCATTGCTATAACACTTATTATAAGGATTTAATGAATTATCGATATCAGTCATTATGTCACTAGCATAAGAAGAATTATAAGGTTTAAAATTTTGATTTAATTTTATACACATATTTGTATCATCTTCTATTTTTTCCATAGTGGATTTGACATTATTATTTTCTTTATATTCATTATATTTTTTAATATCCTCTTTGTCGTCATTATTAAAATCATTATTATTATCAAATTGTTCTTGATATAAATATTTGATATCGTCTCCAATTACATTATTTATAGCATTTGATATATGTGTTTGTAAATAATTGCCAACATCATTAACTGTTGGAAAAAATAAATAATTTAAAGTATTTGTAAATATTTGTGGATTAATTAGCCTTGTACAAATTCTTAACATCAATGGTAGCGTTCCGAGATCAGTTAAAACTTTAAATGGTGGTATGAATTCTAATAACATAGGTCTGAGAGGTATAATGAAAATGAAAGGTATTATTGGAATGGGAAAAATAATGATTAAAGGAACTAATATTTTTATAATCATCCAAAAAACAAAAACCCACAATAATAAAACAAAATTAATCAATAATATTAGCTCACAAATTTTAACAATTGCCCAACTGAACCAATAAATTGAACAAGAAAACCCTGGCATATTTGTGAAAGGATTCATATTGATTGTGCCAGTAATTCCACTCAAAAAGAAAATTAAGCGAATAAAATGAAAAGCTACAACTATAAAGAAACAAATAACACAAATTTGATGTAAAGTAACGATTGCAGATGTTAAGTCATTTGGTTTTTCTTCTTCAGGTTTCTTTTCATCCTCCATAATTGATACTTATATTATAATATTCATAAAAATTTTTGATAATACTTTTGGGTATTTCTCTAAAATCTATTAAAGTTTTATTTAAATTGAATGCATCCATAATATTATTTTTAATGAGATAATTATCTCTTTCTTCATCAGTCATTAAAGCTATTTTTTCAGCAATATTTTTTTTCATACCATTTTGAATTTTAGAGATATTATCACTTTTATCACCCATAATTATTTTATAAACAAGTTCATAATTAGGATTATATTTAATTTTTAATGAGAGATCCATTAATTGCATATTATAAATTTTTACATTATTTGAATACATCTGTAAATAATCATTATCATTAGTAATAATAATAATTTTATTGGGATGATTGATTACAGTTAATTTATATTGAAGAAGATATGCAACATCATCAGCTTCAAGATTATCAAATTTACAATTCTTATAATTATTATTATTGATATAATCTTCAAACAAATTAAAAATATCACTGTTAAAATTATCTTTTTTTACTCTTGATTGTTTATATTTAGTATAAATATCATTTCTCCAGATATCTAATCTAGGACAATCAATACAGAAAATGATATTATCACGGATCGTTTTGAATTTTTTCATCAATTTCTTAATATCTGCTTCAAAATGTTTGAAGAATGCAATAATAAATTCTTTGTTTGTCATTATATTCAAATGATCTATAATCTCATTTTCTTGTCTTTTATACCAACTGATCGTTGCAAAATACCGATAAAATATATAATAACTATTATCGATAATAACAACGGGATATTTTGCATTAAAGGTAATATTGTCCATTTTATGAATATTATAATAATAAAAATAAATCATTTTTTTAAATTTAAAAAAATGACTCATTATTTTAAATAAAATTAAAAACAATATGAATGAAAAACAATTAGAGGCTTTAGAAACGGTTAAAAGAGGTGAAAATTTATTTTTAACAGGTTCAGCAGGAACTGGTAAATCATTTACTATAAATAGAATAGTCGAATATCTTGAAACCAATAAAATTAACTATGGTTTAACGGCTTTAACTGGATGTGCAGCAAGTTTAATTAATGGTCAAACATTGCACTCGTTTTTATATTTAGGAATAAACAAAGAATTGAATGAAATTTACAATGATATTAAAAAATATCCTGCTAAATTCAGAGTATTAAAGAATTTAGATGCATTAATTATCGATGAGATATCGATGATGAATAATGAATTGTTCGAATTGGTCAATCAGTTATTTAAATTGATCAAATCAAACGATTTGTTATTTGGAGGATTGCAATTAATATTAGTAGGCGATTTTCATCAATTACCACCAATTAAATATAATTATTGTTTTACTTCTTCAATATGGGAAGAATTAAAAATCAACATAGTTATATTAACAGAATTAATAAGACAAAAAGATGATATGATATTACAAGAAATATTAGAAGAAATGAGAACAGGAAAATTGAGTGAAGATAAATATAAAATACTTGAAGGATTAAATAATACAAAATTTACAAATGGTATTAAACCAACAAAATTATTCCCTGTAAATGTAAATGTAGATATTATAAATAAAAAAGAATTCGATAAATTAGTAAAATTGAATAATAATCAAACAACTTTATATAAAGCGCATTCAAAGTATAGAACAGATAACATTGAAAATTATAACATTTGTTTGACATTAAACGCGCAAGTAATGGTAACAAGAAATATATCAGTTACAAACCATTTAGTTAATGGCACGCGAGGTATAGTAGTTGGATTATTAGAAAACACAGTTATAATCAAAGATATAAATTCTGTAATTCATCATATTAATTATTACACTGACATTAACAAAAATGGCAAAGGAAACGCATATAGCTTTATGCCGCTAAAATTGGCATATGCATTATCAATCCATAAATCTCAAGGGTCTTCTATTGATTGTTTAGAGCTAGATTTAGGCGAAGACATATTCGTATCGGGTCAAACCTATACTGCGTTATCTCGGGCAACAAATATTAATAATATAAAAATCATAAATTTACACAAAAGTTCTTTTTTCGTAAATAAAAAAATAATTGAGTTTTATAAAAAATAAATATTTTATATATATAGAAACATAAATATAGTTATGGGTGATTTATTTGGAAACGACAGTAATCAACAATTTCGCAATTATAATGGTGGTGTAGGAGAAGAAGATGACAATTTATTCAATACTAACGATGACAACGATGCTGAAGATTTTTTTACTGGAGGTGTAAAAGATGAAAATAAGAGTTCATACACTGTCTCTCATGTAAGTGACGGAACTTTTGAAGGTGGTTATTATATCTCAGCTACTCCAAGTGGCGCTGCTAAGAAAGCTGCCACTGCCATTTTCCGCCACATCGATATGGAAACTGGCGTTAGACCTTCTTCTAAATCAGCTAAACGCGCTCGTGTTCCCATCAATACTGCTTTAGCTAAGATTTATAACAAACAAAACCCAGTTAGCGACATATCTTTTGTTATTTTACGCATAGATCGCAACGATCTACGTAAATATTTTGCTTATAATGCTGTTCGCGAACATATTGATCCATTTCCCGTACAATATACGGATAAAGCAACTGGCAGAAAACTAAAACCTATAATGATAACTTCTAAGATTACTGTAACTAAGGGTGAATTACCAAAGGATTTAGAAGCTGAAAATAAACAATTCCGTAAAGTTCGTGCTGCCAAGAAAGCTGGCCCAGTCGCCAAGAAAGCTCCCGCTGCCAAGAAGGCTCCAGCTGCCAAGAAAGCTCCGGCTGCTAAGAAAGGTGCTCCAACTTTAGCTGATATCGTTCGAGCATTATCAAGCTCAAGTGACGATGCTAAAGCCAAGAAACCAGCCAAGAAAGCCCCAGCTGCCAAAAAAGCCCCAGCTGCCAAAAAAGCTCCAGCTGCCAAAAAAGCTCCAGCTGCCAAGAAGGCTCCAGCTGCCAAAAAAGCCCCAGCTGCCAAGAAAGCTCCGGCTGCTAAGAAAGCTCCGGCTGCTAAGAAGACTGCCAAGAAAACTGGTGGTGGATTTTGCAGCTTTTTTTAACCCATAGATGATTTTGAAAAATTCTTAATATCATAATCATCATCAAAGAAATAAATTGCAATTAGTTTTTTACGATGAATTCTTAATTTATCAGCTATTTCCATAATTTTTGATTCGTCATTTCTGTTTTTGAACCATTCATTAAAAAGATCATTATAGAAAATAACACTTTCATTTAGCAGAGGAAATTTATTAGTTTTTGTAGTTGCTAACATTTGAGCTTCTTCTGCTAATCCAATTATGTGTTGAAAATGTTTTGTTATACAATCTCTACAACGTTTATTTTTATTTGTTAAATGTTCTTCTAATAAAATAGATTGTTTAACAATTTGTTGCATATTATAACGAGGATCACTAACAGGATCTAATGCACCACAGCTTTTAACATCACATTTACCAACAGTACTATTAGTTGTATGAGTATTTATAGTATTATTTTTATAAATCATATTTACATTATGATAAAGCAATAAATATATTATTGAATAAATTAATAGTAAACATATAACAAATAAAACAATATGCATATTATATCTAATTTAAGAATATGTAATTATTTATTATCCTTATTTAAAAAAAAGAAAACCATTATTGATGGTTTCAAAAAAAACAAATATTGACAGTTTTTTATAATGTTGTCAATAGTGTTGATGATGGGTTATAAATTGACCAATATTTTTTATCTTCAGCCATTCTAGTTGATCGATTAATCTTATACATAACATAAAACACTAAAATTATGAAAGGTATTATTGCAAATATAACAATATTCAATAACATAGTTGGATATAATAAATACAATGACATTCCAAACATTAAAATAATAATACTAAAAATAATTAATATGATAAGATAATAATAATCATTTGCTGATTTTTTCAATAATTCACTTGCATTCTCGTAATTTTTAATTTTATTATTATTAACTTGAATTGTTTTATATCTAATATCATTTATATTTGTCAGATGTGTATCTATATTATACAAAGTATTTTTGGTTATAGCTTGAGTTGATAACAATAACATAATATATGAAGAATACTTATATAACTCTGATTTATAGGTTGTAAAATTAATATTAGCAGATATTGAACCATCACTAGTACTATCAATATACTTACGCCTACAAGTTATAAAAGTTTCAGTTGTTAATGTTAATTTATTATTATAAATAATAAATAAAACTATTATTATTATTGCAATAAATGCAAACATCATTATTTTAGTATTGTTATCAATAGATTTTATAGTAAATATTAAAATAATAAAAATTATTATTACTATAGCTATTGCTATAATAATTTTATAATAATATGAATAATTATTATATGTATCTAAATCATTATTATATTTATTAATAGCATCATTTAAACTATCTTGTGATTTTGTAAAATCATCTAATGATGTTTTTACATTTCCACTACCAGTATAAATTTTACTGACAACATCTGTATAATATGAAGATGTATTAATATTACTATTATAAATATATGTTAAATTATTTTGTAAAATAGTAATATTACTGTTTATATTAGTTGTAGCAACACTGGGGGGATTAGCAGGATTAGCAGGAGTAGCAGGAGTATTAGGATTATAATCAGCTGTAAGTCGATTTTTTTGAATATTAAATAATTGATATTGCAATATTACATTATAAACAACGGCATTATAATAATACATCTTATATTTTAATGTAGATAGCAATATACTAGGATTTGTATTTAAAATAATATTAAATTGTTCTAGATAAAACGCGACTCTTTGTTTTTGATATACATTATTTGAAGGAGTTGTTATTATATCAAATGTACTTTTTATTTTATCGTATCTTTGTAATAAACTTTTTTTGTTTAAATTTTGATCATCATTTGGTTGTGTAGGATCACTAGTATAAATAGCTAAATTAAGAGAAGTACTACCTGTTGATTCGAATGTAATACTATTACTAATTGCAATTGTCGTACTAATAGTAATTTTATTAAGATATGTTGTTAGTGCAGTAGTTATATCTGATATATCATTTAGAGGATTTCCATTACTAATATCATGATAATAAGGTACTGGATAAATACCAATGTTTGATTTATAAGTATCATATATATCACTAGCTAAATTTGTTGTTGCTTGATCAGTATAAATAGTAGCATAATTTCTAACTGTGGAATTAAGTTTTAATGTGGTAAACTCAAATAATTTACAGATATTTACAATATATGTATTTCCACTTGTAGTTATTGCTGTTGCTGCAGCATCATTAAAAGTATATCTTACATTATTTAAAAATTCATTAAATCTGCTAATATCATTATTTAAAGTTTTAGTAAAATGGTGATAATATAACATATAAACAATTGCATATAATTTACTAATAATAAGCACATCATAAATATAATTATTCATATTATTATTATCAGATTCTGTTCTACCTGTTCCTGAATTTATATTAAAATTATCTAATAACTTAGTTACAACTTCTTTAATATTATTTATTGAATCATATGCTGCATTAACAGCTCTTTGTGCATTCAATTCAAGAATATATGAGCTTGAATATCCATTCGTCACATCTGTAGCAGCGGTTTTTGCTGTTTGTGCTGCTATTATAAGATTATTATTTATTTCAGTCAGTATGTTTTGTATATTAGTACTATTTTGTGTTGTTTTTGCTGCAGTAATTAAACTTGTAATTCCCGAGGATGTAGGTAAATTTAAT